GAAAATAAACTATAAGAATATTCTAAAGCTTTTTCGTTCATTGATTTGTATTAAATTGAGCAGCGCCACCTTTAGTTGTTGTACCTTCTTGTTCTTTTAAAAAGTTTTCATAATCTCTATTCATTACATTGTATTTGTCTCTATCAAAATTTTTCATTGTTGGATCTTGCTCTAGTACTACAGTCATTAAAACATTTTCTAATTTAGCTGGAGTATTAATTTCTTCATAAGCAGGCATTTCTATAGAAGGATAAGATTCAAATAACTTTTTAAGATCTTCTTCTTTAATTAAAACTTTAGAATTTTGCTCTCTTACTCTGTCTCTTGTTTCGTTTCTTTCTTTTTGAGTCATACCAACTAAACTAGGCATAGGAGTTAAATCCATAGAGCCTACTATTTGATCCATAGCTATTTTAATGTCTTTATATTTCTTTCTAGCAGTTAAAAATTGATTAGTTTCTTCTTTAGAATAATTTTGCTCTAGTTGATTCTTAAATTTAGGAGCTAATTCTTTTTCTATTTCTCTACCTAATTTTAATTCTTCTAATCCTAGTTTTCTCTGCTTATAAGCTAGTTGAGCTTTTTCAAAATCAGAAGGCTGTTTAACTAATTTTGTAGTTTCTTTTATATTAGCAGTAGCTGTTTCTTTCCCATCTTGACTTTTAGTATACATAGGAAACTCTCTGTTAACTAGAAAATCTATTATTTTTTGTTTTGTTAAATCATTATGTTTAGCAGGATCATAGACATCGGTTAAATCTGTATATCTTTGAAACGTAGATTCATTTAATAAAGCATCGATTTTACCACTATTTTCTAAGTTTTCTTTATATTTATTAACAGCTGTCATATAATCATTTTCAGCTGTAGTATAAAGCTTAGAGCCATCATTATCCATATTTTCATACTGCTTAGCAACGACTAAATTTTTAATACCACTCATAGCATCTTTAGAAGCTGAGCCTATTTGCTCTGTATAATCATCAGCATATTCTATTAAGTTACCACCTGATTTAACAGAGTTTATAAGTTGAGTGCCATTAAACAGATCTTCACCATTATTAGTAATTATAATATCTTTACCTTGTATTCTAATATTCATTTTAGACGGATCATTTAAAAACTCTATATAAGCTTTCTTTTTATCTCCATCAGCGCCTACAAATTGGCTTCTTAAAACCATTTTTTCTTGTTCAGCAGCATTCATACCTGTATATTTATTAGAAAGCTCGTCTACAATACCTATAACTTTGCCAAAATCACCAATTACTTTTTGTGCATTGTTAGATTTATTTATATAATCAGTTCTATCACCATCAAAACTAGCTATATCTGCTTTATAAACATCAGTAACCATATTAGAAAACTGCTCAGTCATTTTAGCCATAGCATCTGTTTGATCTATTCTTTTAGTATCATCAACTAGATTTTGCATGTCTATACGCCTTTGCTCGGCTTGTTGTTGGAACAAGTTAACTTTTCTTCTTCTATCTTTAAAAGCTCCTTCAACGTATTCAATACCAGCTAAAACATCTGCTGCTGGATTAAAAATTACAGGAGATCTTCTAAAATTTCTTGGTTGTCTATACCTGTAATTACTCATTTGTCTTTCAAAATCTTCCATATTGTTTTTTACCTATTAAAAGTTTCAATAAAATTACTAAAAGAGCTAGGATCTTCCATTAAATAGTTTATTTGTGCATCACTATAACCACTAGCTCTCATTTTATTTGCAATATCATTATTTGTAGAAGAAAACAAAGGCATTGGATCTATTTCTAAAGAATCTATATCAGGATTAGGAAGTAAAGTAGGTTTATATTGATCGTTTTCAACAAAATTACTAGTATTGTTAGTTTCAGTAATATTATTTTCTACGTCTCTAACCTCTGGTTTAATTGACTCAGATAATCCAGCTATAGCAGAAGCACCTGCTCTAGCAGCAGTAGATATACCAGCCGCTCTTTGTTGTTGAGCAATGTCTATGTTTTGTTGAAGTCTATTCATATCTCTCGCGTCTCTCATTTCTTGCATTTGTATTGCCCTTGCTTGACCTGCTCCTTTAAGTTGTTGCATCCTTTGTTCTCCTTGAGCTGCTAATCTTTGGTTTTGCATTTCTTGCTGTTGTATATTAGCTGTAATACCTTGTTTAGATTTTAAAGCTGCTTGAGCTAAAGCTGTTGCGCCGCCAGCTCCAGTTTGTCTTAAATTATCTAAAGTATTAGCTAAAGCTATGTCTGTTTGCTCGGCTTGCATTTCTGCAGCTTTTGTAGCTACTTGCATGTTAGCAAAAGGATTAGTTACATTAGCATATGGATTTACTATTTCTTGCCTATTTTTCTCTATATTATCCAATGCTGTTTGATACTTCTCCATTGCTCCTTTAGCTTTATTAGCTTGGTACATACCCATTATAGCTGGAACTGATTTAGCTATAGCTTGTGTTACTTGTGGATTTTCCGAAAAAAGGTCTAAAATTTTACTCATAATATTTTATCTTGATGACAATACAAATTCTGTTGAGACAGCAAACAACTCTTTAGCTCCACCTGGATCTGTGGTTGCATCTGTCGATACTTTTACTGTTGCTAAATAACCTTTAACACCTGTGGTTGCATCACCAAAAAATACTTCTCCTGGTCTAGCTGCACTATTGTTGATTAAATTAGCAAAATATTTATTTTCTTTTCTGTTAAAACCTGCTCTATAAGGTATACCATTTTCAGTGTACAAACCTTCGTCATAGCTTTTTATATTTTTAGCAGAGTCTTGGTATTGTTGCTGAGTACTGTTTTGTAAATCAAAACCTTCAGGGTCTGACAAAAAGCTAGTAACTTCCCAACCATTGCTACCTTCGTAGTTAACAGTTTTAAAATTCTTTATTATACTTGGATTAGCGTTAAATATAAACTCTATACTTGAGTTATAAGAAACACCATAATATGTAGTTCTAGAAGAGTTTTGATCATGATGTAAATATATATCAGCATTATGAAAACTGTAATAATTACTTTTTAAACTATCAACAAAAATAGGATTATAGCTATGGAAGCTTGTCCAGCCATTTACATCGTCTTCAAAAGACAGAGTATTGTATTCATCTTGACCATTTATGTCTGTAGTTTTCTCTTGTATAGACACTACATAATTTTTATCATAAGAATCCCAACCACCTACTATTCTGTGTTTCATAAATCTAGTAAATGTTACATTTCCAGCGGCTGGAGTACCAGGAAACCTATCTAAATATATTATATTTTCATCAAAAATACCAACTACTAAAGCTATTACTGGATTACCAGTAACTTGTGGTATAATGACTTGCATGCCTTTTTCTATACTAGTAATATTAGGCCCAGATACATTTATTCTAGGTACAGTACCTCCAGTGCTAGAATAAACACATGGAAAAGAAACTGTTTTAAACTCGTCATCAATTTTAGCAAACTCATCTCTAAAAAAATCAGACATACCATATTGAGATATTTCAGTTAAACCGTCTCTTGATAATCTCATTACAGCGTTCCTATACTTATCCGTAAAATATCTTCTATATCCAAAACTAGCGAAAGTTTCTGGATTTTTACTAATACCATATTCTCCTACATAAGGGGTTATTTGTCCTATAACTAACTTAGTCGAGCTAACTGGAGTTCCAACACCTTCAGCAGAATATATAGCATCTTTATCTATTAATGCGTTACTTACTTTGTTTTCTTGTAATATAGCTAAGTTAGTATCTAAAGCGTGTAGCTTTTGTATAGAACCATTAATTGGATCAACAGCTTTTGTTATTTCTTCACCTACTGGAAATACGTTTGTTTGGTTAAAGTCTGTAGTAGAGTTATATAATCCTGAGTATATCAAAGCGTTAGTTCTTCTAGACTGTTGACTAGAGTCTTCTCTTAAATAAGCTCTAACACCATAACCAACCTCAGCATTGTTGTAGCCGCCTCTAATTCTTGATTCTTCTATAATCCAGTTTCTGTTGTTAGTTGCAGCGGCTCTACCAGTAGCACTAGATCCCGATGTAGGAAATAAAGGGTAGTCAAAAGTACTTCCAGTTGGGTCATTAGGCAAGCCAGGAAACACAGGCATATACGAAGCTGAACCAGTAGTAGTAGCGTTAATATTCTTTTTAAGTACAAAAGCGTTAAAAAATTTTATTTTAGCCATATTATATAATCACTTATTATATATTAAATATTACATTAAAACCATTAGAAAAAGTACTTAATCCATTGCCATTAGCGTCTGTTAGTTTTAATTTATACATACCATCAACTGCTTGTGCTGTAGTCTTTATTACTCTATCTTGACTAGAGCTAGTAGTTGGTGAAACAAATATTTCTGGGTATAAAACCTCTGTAGCAAAATTTACTACAACTATAGATAACTGTTCTTTATTCCTATTAGTGTCAGCTGAACCATTTAAGAAACTATTAGCTGTCATTGTAAATAAGTCTTGGCCTCTGTCTACTTTAGCTGGATTTGCAGGTGGTTGATTAACAAAGCTAGGAGCAACGTTTTGTAATTGACAATTTTTAAATTGTATAGGAGCATTAGTGTATAAAGGAGTTGGAGACGCTGATGTATCTGTTGCTAATAAATTAAATGTGTAATTTTCATTTATATTAGCATTATTGTTAAATGTAAACAAAGCGTTAGTTTGTATTTTATATTTAGTAACACTGCCAGTATTATCAGTTAATATTTGAAACTCGCTTGATCTATCAGCATTAGTTCCATCTATTACGCTCTGTATCGTTAAACTAGAATTTGTAGTTAGTAGTACGCCTCCTGCATCAACTAACTCAAAAAATAAAGTAGCATCAGAACCGCTACTATCAGCTTCAGTATGTATATATTGTATGTTTTGGCCTAAAGCAGTATTATTTCCAGCAGAGTCTTTAACGCCTACAGGTGTTGTAGCAACAACTTCATTATTTAAATCTGATATTAGTCCAGAAGTTGAAGTTTCCCAATATATATCTAAAACAGATTTAGTAGGTATAGTTTCAAAAACACCAAGATCTTGAAAAGCAGATTCAATGTCGGCTTTATTATTATACGTAGGAGTTACACCTATTTTAAAATCTGTTTCTATTTTAGCTATAAACGGATTTGATTGAGCTTCAAAGAATATATCGTGAAAATTAAATTTAAAATCTGCATTTGTTGCGCCACTAACAAAATATGGGTACCAAGGTGTAGGTACAGGATCGACAGCCGAGTCATCACTAGTGGTATTTCCACCTGGAAATAGCTTACCTTTAGTAGTTGTCCAGTCACCTAGTTGTCTAAATGGTTCTATAGAAATTACTTTTTCACCTTGTTTACTAACTGTTGACTGAACATTGTGAGAGTCTAAAGGATTAACCCTATTATATAATATTACTCTACTGCTAAAAGTAACATCATTGCCATTTACTTCTTCAAGTTCTCTTGGAATTTTATTTACATTATCACCAAATAAATTTAATAAAGCTATACTATTAGTGTGGCTGAAAGACGGTAAAAAATCAGCATTACCAGCTCCAGCTGTAACAGGGGTATTAGTATTTAATTTTGTAAAACCTACAGTGTCCCAAGTTAAATCACCTGCTAAAGCACCTGGAGTATAAACATTGTAATAATCTTGTTCTTGTTGTTTTACAACTATTCTATAACTATAGTAACCTAATGGATTTGTTTCAGAATATAAACCTGGATAACCTTCTTTTGACAATGTATTAGGAACTTTGCCTCTCAAATTAAACTCTATATAATTACCCCAAAAGCTAACGCTGTCTGACCCAAAGTTAGTATAAGGTGCATATATTGTAGAATTTTTATTGCCTGTTGCTATATCTTCCTCACTATTTAATATAACATTAGAAGCTCTACCATATCTATCTACTAAAACAACACCAACTTGATAACTTCTATTCTGCTTCAAAGTATGCATCGGAAACTCAGTAGTTAAATCTCTATTAGCTTCATCATTTGCTGATCCTCCAGAAGGATAAGTTTTTTCATTATATATTAAATCGTATTTTAAATTATCTGGAGAACTATGTTTGTCTAGAAAATTGCCATATATAACTCTATTGCTTACAACTTCTTGAGCTAAAGCCCTAACGGGTACTTTATCATGTACTCTAATTAACTCTGCCTCTGGTAAAGTTTTAATAGCTTTTGTAGATAAATAATTATATTCATAATTAGTTGTATTAGTTAAATTTGAAACATCAACATCTTCTATAACTCTAACAGCTTGTTCATCAGAATTTTTAATTAATATTTGTATTTCTTGTATTTTTAACTTATTTTTAAGCTGATCACCAGCGTATGGTAAAGTTAAATTAAGCTTAACTTGATCAACTCTATTTTCCATAAACTTAACATTACCTGATTGCAATGTTGTTTCTTCATCATTATTTATGAAATAGCCAAATTGTTTAGGAACAAAAGCCGCTTGAGTAAACGGAGCCATTAAAGAATATTCTCCATCATCATATTTAAATCTATAACTAAATTTAGAAAACTTATCTTGTAATAGTCTAGTATCTCCTTTATAGTCAGCGTTATAGTCTGGATTGCGTCTTTGAATTTTAATTTTATAATTAAGATTAACAGTTAGCCCTGATTGTATAATTACAGACTGAGTTTGCACTGAAGAAGCAACATAAGATTGATCAGTATCACCTATAGTAACTAAGTCACCATTAGTAGCATGGCCAAATAAATCTGGATTACTTCCAGATATTGAATATGTTCCGTTTA